ATCCTTATACGTATCTATGTGCCGCACTAATAAAGGAAGCTGCTTCCCTGGCACCTTGACCTGCGGCTCTGCGCACATCTTGAGCATTATTATTTCCATTAACATTTACAGTAATGTTATAAGTACGACCCCCACCACCTTGAGCCTTTACCCCTAAACGACCAGCACTATCCCTAGACAGTGGCATAACTGCTTCAGGTGCTTCTTCTGCAAATATTCCGCCACGGGCAAACTTATGGAGCTTCCCAAATGAGAATTCTACAGGAGATGTCTGAACTGTATTCACATACTGGTGCAGTGATGGAGAATCAGAGAACACGTTTCCTTTTGCACTATCGATATGGCTAGCAGCTAGGTTTGCGAAATCTCCAGAGCTAAAGCCGCCACCGCCCATGCCTAGCATCCCAAGTACACTGCTTACAATACCACCGAACCCGCCACTATTCTGGCTAACCTTAGCTAACATAGCCTTAGCTTCAATCTTGGCAATATCAAGGATAATAGACTTGGCAAAGTTTGCAAAATTTATCTTTCCAGTAGTCAGGAACTCATTTAAGGCATTATCTATTGCTGACGACATCACTGAGAACGAGTCTGCAGCTTGCTTAGCTGCATTGGTGGCATCGTCTGACCAGGTTTTGAAAGCTTCTTTCCACCCTGTTGAGTACTCACGAGCATACTCCGCTTCTTTCATGGCAATTTCAGATGCTTCAACAGCTTGTCTATCCCTTGCACCACTAAGACGATCAATATCAGCAGTTAGTGCCTTTATAAGGGTGCTCTCCTCGGAATATCCAGCATACCTAGCACTAGCTACTTCAGCTTCTAGACTAGCAATAGGCTTTTCAAATGTCTTCTTAGTAGCCCTGAAAGCGTCGAATCCAGCAGACTCTACTGGAGTAAGGTCTAACTTACCTCTTGTAGCTTCAAGGTCGTCGATAGCTTCACGTGTACGGGCCGCTTGTTCAACGATTAACTTAGTGACATTTTCAGATGACTTTTTTATTCTACCTAACTCTGCGGCTGAGGATTCTGCAGATCGCATAGCCTCATCGAACATGAACTTACGGTGAGCCGTCTTCAAATCCGTTAGCTTTTTCTGATACTGAATCCTTTGGTCCCCACTGGCAGAATCTGTTAATTTTGCTACTCTGGCAATACTATCAGAATACTCCTTTTCAATCTTTGGCCCCCATTCCTGATAGATTGCAGCTAAACTACTCTGATATGATTCTTCACTGATAAGGTGATTTTTATGGATAATATCTAGGGCTTTTATATTCTCTGCCTGTTCCTCTACCAAGGCCGCTATTGTAGATTTCTCTAGTTCACCAGTATAGTCCTTAACACGCGGAGTAGTCTTAGCGCCTCCACCCGTGGCGGCTTTTGGTTTGCGCTCATAGGATAGCGAAGTATCGGAGAAGAACGCTTGTCTGCGCGCTAACTCTATCTTAGTGGCTTCGCTCTCTGAAGTGCGAGGGTCTATAGGTAAGAGTTTTGATGCCGCCCGCCCCCTTTCAATCTCACTTTGGAGCGTCTTTTTACGTGCTGCTATCTGAGCCTCTGACCCATAGAACTTGCCCTCTCCTAGCTCTTTCTCAGCCAACTTTGCGTTTTCTATTCTTGCCTTGAGTACTTTATTACTCAGTTCTACTTCTTTATATGCATTCTCCTGCTTATCTTGGTACTCTTTACGCCTACCCTCCATTCCTGCTCTAATTGAATTAGACGCAGACTCTTCTAATTGAGAGTTAGCCTTTTTAGCCTCTTTTAACAGTGAATGGTAGGCATTAAAAGCCTGCTCGAACTGAGGGCTTGGATTAAAATTTATATCCTCTTTAGAGAACTCTGGGGCATTTAACCTAGCTTTGGCTGCAGACAGGTCACTTTGTATCTTTATATTGTTAGCCTTAGCACTGGCATACCCTAAGTTATCCATAGAGGCACTTGCGGCATCAGCAGCAGACTTGCCCTCTCTTAATAGCCTGATCCTCTCTGCTTGCAAACTATTAGACTGCGCTAAGGTAGCTAACCCAGAGGCCATTGAACTGTTTAGTCTTCCTTGAGCATCTGTTAAAGCTATAGATGAGTCAATAACTTTTCTCTGAGTATCGTCTAGCTCGCTCTGCTTCAGTGCTACTGTAGCTGCTATTACAGCTACAGCTCCTAAACCAATTGCTAGAGGCCCTGAAAGGGCTGCTCCTAGTGCACTTGCTAGTGGTACAGCAGTTCCTAATGCAGCGCTCATAGAGACAAACGGGGTAACAGCAGCAAGTACAATAGCACCAACAGTCTTCAGTACACTAAAGCTGGCATACCCAGCAATCACGACTCCTATTGCTGTTGCGTGCTCTTTAAGGAACAGTGTAAAGTTCGCTACAGCCTCTGCCATTGAAGTTAGCGCAGCTTTGAATTCAGAAGATTTAACTAGTTCAGAGATACTGTATATAATAGACTTAATCTGTGGCTGTACACTATTAAACACCTCTGTAAAGGTAAGCTCAATGTTAGATTTAAGGGTTTTTACCATTCCCTCAGTAGATTGGCTAATAACTGCCGATGCCTCGGACATAAACCCGAGTCCTTTAGATGAAAGCTCAATTTGGCTGAGCGTCTTTTCCATCTTCTCTAGGTCTGATAAGAGGATATTGGCAGCCTTAGCTCCACGCTCGTTAAACATATCCTCAAGGAATCTGGCCTTAGATTGACTAGTCATCGCGGATGTTACACGTGACAACTGCTTTAAATTCTCAGTGAATTTTTTAGTGCTGCCATCCGCATTAAAAATTTGTATCCCAAACTGTTCCAAGGCGTAAGCTGCTTTGTCAGTAGCTGGGCTAGACAACTCCTTTACCATATTTCTTACAGCAGTACCTGCAGCAGACCCTTCAATGCCTCTATTAGCTAGTGTAGCCAAAGCTGCTGATGTTTCTTCGAGTGATACCCCAAACACATTTGAGATGGAAGATGCCTGCTTCATTGCTTCCATCATTTCTTTAACAGATGTAGCAGACAACCTGGCAGCAGTAGCTAAAGTGTCACCGATATGAGATATGTCTGTAACACTTTTACCAAAGGTATGCATTATGGCGGTAGCCGATAATGCAGCATTGGCTAGGTCGGTTTCACCTACAGTAGCCAGCTTTAATACATCAGGCAGTGCAGCCATAGCCTCAGAGGTCGAAAGACCGGCCTGTGCTAGTACTCTTAAACCGCCCGCAGCTTCTGTAGGGGTAAACATAGCTCCCTGTACAGCTTGACTAAACTTATCCAGGGATACTGTTGCACCTTCTGTAATTGCTTTAATATACGTAAATTGATATTCAAGGTCTTTACCTGTAGTAAAGACTGACTTTAAACTGCTTGCTAGTGCTGCTGATGCTAGAAGGGGTACTAATGATCCATATGTGATCCACAAACCTCCCAGAGACCCTGCCAGACCCCTTGCTATAGCATGACCATCATTCGCTACTTTATTCCAATGTACTAAATGCTCTGCACTTTTCTGAGCGCTACCGCTGACTGCATCATATGACGTAGCCGTGTTCATTAAAGAGTCTCGTTGTGAGACAGGTTTTACTACTGGCTTGGTTGTACCTTGGACTACAGAAGAGTGCGTGAGCAGGGAATTAGTAACTTGGCTAGCTCCTACAGCCCCCATCAAAGAGTTATACTGCACTGCAGATTTTGCTATGGCAGGTATAGAGGCTGCTACCCTGCTATTTGATGCAGCGAGTAACATATTTGCATTAGTGAGCTTCTCCGCTGATTGTGCAGCAATCCCCATCAAGGAATTGTACTGGACCATAGAACGGCCCACGGCTGGAACAGACGAGGCTACTCTCGTATTCGAATCCGCAAGCAGGGTATTGGCTTTGGCTAGTTCTGCTACTGTAGTAGCTGCGGTCCCCATCAAGGAATTGTACTGGACCATAGAACGGCCCACGGCTGGAGCAGACGAGGCTACTTTCGTATTCGAGTCCGCAAGCAGTGTATTGACCTTGGCTAGTTCAGCTATAGAACTGGACGCATCTTTGGTAGAGTTCTTTAGCTTGTCTAGTTTACTTTTCTGTGCATCTACTACAGCCTCTAGTACTTTTATTTTCTGGCTAGCAGCTAAAGCCTCAGTACCTAACTGATTTAGTCCAGTACCTCCACCAGAAGGCGCACCTAAAGCAGACCTTAGTGCCCTATATCGAGTCTCTAGGGCTTCTAGGTCTGCTGCGGCTTTTACAGTATCAATTCTTAGGGTTAAGGTGGCTGCTGCGTCGGTACTCATCAATAAACTCCTAAGACTTTGACATTTGCGATAGTGCTGAAGATTCCATTATTCGTATTGCGCGAAAAACTTCTCTCTTCTTTTTCACCTTCATTAGAGACATTACCCACTCCACAGCCGTATAGTCTAATCCTGTGGGTCCACTATAGCCAACTCTCCATTGTGTACTTAACTGGCTAAACACCTGGAAAGGAACCCAGTTCTCAGGCCATACCTGGAAATCGGAAGTGTCAGTAACATCTTCTCTTAACAGGCCAATCGCTTTTAACTCATCATCTGACGGCCCAGGGTCATACATCCGGGCTGCCAGTTCTGTTAGTTTTTTTGCCCGCCCTCAAATAGACCCTTGTTATAACCCTCGAAGATTACACGGGAAGCTGCTGGGTAGTTATCCAAGAGTACATCAAGAGTGGTTGCATCATAAGGAACGTCTACCCCTTCCCATGTCTCGATTAGCTCTTGCAAAGCGTCTAGGTCAGTGCGTGCAGTGTCCCCTTCACCAAGAGAAGCAAAGAACTCTTTAAGGGCCTTACGTCCCTTATGCTTGAAAACAAATGTGATCGGAGATTCACCATCAGTAGTAGGAATATTAACTACCTGTTTGAATGTAGGGTTTGGTTGTAGAATAAACATGGTATCGCCTCATGTGATTAAACCGCCTCTGGTTATGCCACTGACCTGTCCGCGAGGCGGGTACGGACACGGCCAATGCCGTTGGTCAGTGGGTATTAAAGTTGCACGCTAAGTGCAACAAACATATTACGTAGAATAACGAATCGGCTCCGATGCGTAACTCAAACTGATCTGAGTCATCAGTGCCTCATTCTGAGCCATAGTAGGAACATCCAAAATAGACCAGTAAGCATTCGCCACCAGTTTAGACCCGTTGGCAAAGTCCATCTTAAGGGCATAAGGTGAACGAGCATCATCGGCTGCAGATACGTCAGCGTACCAGGAAAGAGTAGGGTCATCGTACACGTCAATAGTCATGGCCACAGCATCTTTAATAGTCGGAATCTGGCGCTTGACCGTATCAGTGATCGAAGTGATGTCTGCGAACTGCTGTGCCCCACCGGAAGCCGATACCCCTTTAACCTGAGACAGTTGCGACCATGCAGTAATCTTACGAAAAGTAGCAGGTACACCTGTGGTTGCTGGGTATTTAGTAGTATCACTAGCATCTACACCCTCAAGGGTGAAGGCTGTAGTTCCAGTAACACCTTGGACACGGCAGACTCGATGATCCAGAAGACCCCAAGAAGAACTAATCAGGACATAATCTCCAATGCTCAGTGAGTGCGTAGCCGTGACAGATGCAGGGCTAGCATTGCTAATAGCAGTAATCGTCGTACCTGCAGAACCAAGTGCGGGGGAATAGGTTTTGGCGATGCTCATCGTTGAACCCGTAGTCAGTGTGATGCTCATGGTATATCTCCTATGATGGAACGCACATTAGCGTGCTTACAGGCATTTTACGCTAATGGGTTATCTCTACCATACTATTTCCCGTCCATGTATAATAAGCCTGTACACAGACGGAAAATATAACATGACCCCAGAAAAGCTACGGGAAGTGATGGACAGTAACCACCTAAACGTGAAAAAAACGGCAGACCTTCTTGGTGTTTCCAAGGGTGCCGTCTATCACTGGAGGAATGGGACTAGACCAATCTCTAAACTAACTTGGGATTGTCTTATACTAAAATTGCAGAAACAATCTTGTATTACTATTATTGGTGGTTATTGGGATATTTGAGTTACTGTAAGAAATAAAACGGCACAATCAGATCATGACTCGTCCACCCTCCACGACTCTGCTTCTTACCTGGAGTAGGGCAATCTAAATCTACACCTGTGAGTTTCTGGTACTTTAGAAGCTCTCTCAGATAATTCAGTTTCGTTAAAGCGTCTCTAGTACCTTGCCCATCTTTAGCAAAAAGTTGAAGTATAACCTCACCATAGCTAGCCGTATAAGGAGCAATGTCAATACCTTGTCTTACACTATCTGTAAAATCTACGACCACTCTAAGAAAACATGGTCCTACTGCGTCTAGGTCTACCTTCACAGCATTCTCATAGAATACTTTAACTGTTGGATAAGCAGATACCCAAGCAGAATTTAAATAGGTTATGATGGCGTCCCTAGCTTGTACTTCAGTAGTCATACTCCTATACTCCTAAGAACTGCCAGTTCAGGCTTTCCGATATGTTTAAACCTGTTCCTTGTAAATAGTACACCACGGGCAGCTACACGATCAGCATTTGGGTTAACAGAGCGGAAATCAATCTGACCTAGTTCAATGTCCCAGGCATAGCTTGTGTCATGTTTAGCCGAATTTGACAAATAAATAGATGTGCCAAGTGGTTGTGACTTAGCCGATAATAGTCTAGCTGATGCCTTGCTAAGTGCATAGCCTATAGCATTCTCATCCCCTTTTTGATAGGGGTCTACAATTCCAGCCTCTATCATAGCCCTGTTAATGAGTTTGGCCGGCCTCCACATATTAGTAGAAGTATTAAAGCTAACCTCCCATCCAGAAACAAAATCACCTGTATACTGTGGAGATTCATCTAGTACCCTATTTAAGGCTACTGTAGCTAGACCTACAGCAGCTTCTTGGGCAGCTACCTTCACTGCCCCAAACCATGCATTCACTGTAGAATCAAAACTCTCAAGTCCTTCTAACATGGCAACTCCACGTTAATCCCTCGTCCTGTGTAGATAATACTCTCCATGTACCATCGGACATAGTGATTGTATCTGGTGGATCAGGGGTGATAGCTTTTAGTGTGATTATGGTATGGTCGCCTCTCTCATATGGCTCAGAGGACTTACTGAAGTACTCGAAATGCTCCGACCACTTCACTCTAAAGACTTTTACTGTGGACGAAGTATCAGTATAGGCATCTGTTATTGGACTATAAACCCTAGACTTAAATGTGGCGTTTTCAAAGTTTGGGGATTCGATGATATTAGACAGGGAGATACGCAACCCTGATGTAGATATGTATGATTGCTTTACTAGATACCACACAGAGTTAAGACTGATGAGAGAGTTAGCGGGAGCGCTCTCTCCACCAGCTAAGAATATTTCATACTGTGGTGGGTATTTAGAGGAGTCCTCTGTATCAGGGAGATATTTGGAAAACACAAGTGCGGCATATGCGGTAGTGGCAGCGGCCCCTGCTAGCTCTGCTGCTATGGTAGTAAGACTAGCTATACCATCAGCCCCTTGAATAACATAGTTAATTCTGATGACAGAATCACGCCAGTAGTCTGGTGCCCCATGTCCGATTAGATAAGTCTGCCCGTGTATGGTTACAACTCGTCTCGCTGGAATGGTAACATCTGGACCAGTGCTGATTTGTCTTTTCTTAACGGCTACGCCATCTATCTTAGAATAAGATAAAACCTCAAACTGACACTTGAACGTGTCAGAGCTATAGGCATCTGTAGCGGTCGTGTCATCAAACCGCATAGCCGCACTGTGTAGGTCCATTATTCTATAACCGGATCAGTGCTGGGTGAAATCACAGCAAAATAGGACTTTGATTGTGATACGGTCGTGGTAGTGGTTATGGCTTCGAACGCGGCAAGTAGTCTGCTCCTAGCCTTTTCATACTGAGCTAGTACCTGTGCTACTACATCTTTATAGGGATTATCAAATCGACTTACCTGAGCCTTACCGTCAGATAACTGCTTAGCTGCAAACAGTGGCATAGCTGCGGTAAGTTGCTTGGCAACGCAATAGGTTGCGAAAAGGTTACAAGCAGTAATGAATCGTGTTTCTGCTGCAGTAGGGGTAGGAAGTGCAGATTTAGTAGTATACGTGGTTTCCAAGTCTAGGCTAATTTCCTCAAACTCTTGGGTGAGAGAGTCACTATAAACGTCCAACGATAATACCGAGTCTTTTATATCGTCAAGGCTTACGCCAAGGGCTGCTCGTATGTCGTTATAAGTAGTGTAAGTAGTTATCATCTGGAACTCCTTTTCCGTATTTTACCATGTAATGTTCCGGTTAGTTTATATTGACAGGACGACCTTGTGTTGTTAATATAACAACTTTAATGGAGGTTGAAATGAAAACTGAAAAAATATTTACCTTTCGCATTCCTACTACTTTGCTTGAAGCAGGGCATGTACTGGCGGAGTCACAAGACCTTACCTTGGCGCAGTTGATGCGTCGCTTGTTACATGAAGCTGTGCTGAAAGCAGGTCAACAGCCATGACTTTTTCTAAAAGAGTAATGATCGAGGCATTGTCATTTTCAGAGCTTCCAGACTATAGGTTCATGGGTGTGTACTATATCCAGAACCTTGTCACTAACAAGTTCTATATAGGGTCTAGTGCTGATGTCTATAGTAGGATCAAGTCTCACTTGAATATGTTGCAGCGTGGAGTCCATAGCAATATACACTTACAAAGGTCTTACAATAAACATGGCCAGGATAAGTTTGCTTGGGGTGTTTGTGAGGAGGTTTTCGACATTGATCAGTTATTGGTAGTGGAGCAGACATGGATTGATGTCATGGGAGATTACAATATTTGTACTGAGGCTGGGAGTACTAGAGGTTATAAGGCTACGGAAGAGACCAGGGCTAAATTAAGTGCTGTAAAATCGGGTATCAACAATCCGATGTATGGTACTAAGAGACCTGAAGTAGGAGAAATATTCCGTAAACTTCACACTGGAAAGGTCCTGTCTGAGGAACACAAGCGTAAGTGTAGCGAGGCTCTTAAGGGTAATCGAGGTCCTTGGGATAATCCAGAAAGCGTAGCTAAAATAATAGAGGCCGCGAGAGCTTCCAATACCGGAAGAAAGCACTCTGATGAGACTCGTGCTAAGGTTTCTGCTGCGGGTATGGGACGTGTGGTTTCTGAAGAGACTCGGGAGAAGATAAGGGTTAAGTCAACAGGTAGAGTTCATAGTGAGGATACAAGAGCTAAGATGAGTGCATCTATGTCAGGTACTCCCAAAACCTTGTCAGATGACGAAAGGCAACGTCGTAGGATTGCCGCCGCTTCGATATACAGTAAGCTTACTGATGAACAGAAAGCTGCAAGGGTACAGAAGATGCTAGAAACAAAGCGTCTAAAGGCCAACAGCAGGAACTAAATTAAAAACCCGGACATGTCCGGGTTTTTAATATTACTTGTTACAGAATCAGATTAAGTCTATGGAATGCACGGTCATAGAATCTGTTTGCGCACGCGCCGAAATCCACCCTGAACTTTGTTGACCTGCGAGTAACAAAGTTCTCAACTGACGAATAAGACGCGGTACTGGACTCATGCAGAACAATAGCGTTCGGCTTGGAAATACCAAGAATCGTATTCACAGGCCAGTTAGTATCAGTGACAATGTAAATAGGAAGATTGGAGGGCCACAGCGGGTCCATGACCGTTTCAATAACATCCATACGCTGACTATTCTGGTTATCCGTAGTAATAGTCGGACGGCCAGTACGATTCTGAATAGCCAGGGCACCATCAATGTCCGTGATTACATGAGTAATCGGCGAACGCTTACTGTACTTGGCAACCCACTTGATCCAGGCTTTTTGAGTCAGGACACCAGCAGCACCAATGGCACTGTCAATGGTCACTGCCTTTTCAACCTGTTCACCTGACAGGGCAGCCATACCAAGGTCCGCGTCACCAGCCATCATAGACAGCAGCCAACCATCTGCACGTTCAGCGATGTCATACGTAGCCATAATGGACATGCACTTCTGCACTTCCGCGAAACCGAAGTAATCCATTGCCTGATCACTGATCTCCAGACCAGAAGCAAAGATCGGGATTGTGCCGGATGTTTCACCAACAGTCAGCAAGCCGATAGACGTAGGTTCTGCCAACTGTGCTACAGGCTTGGCTCGGCTATTTCGTGCTGGGTCGTAATTGAATACCGGCTTTTCATAGCGATTGCCACTGACACTTTGAGTGAAAGCGACCAGATTCATGAACTGTGCCAGAGCACCCGAACGGTCCTCATACAGGTCATTCTGTACCCCTGCCAGAATAGCCGCCGGAGCTACAAAACGAGAGATACCTGTATTACCTGGAGCGGTAGAGGCTGCGGACATGCCACTGCAATCATCCAGAATTGCCCGAATCTTGGCAGGCTTAATACCAGCTTTCAGGTCTGCAGTACGGTACAAGCCGCATTGAACAAACAGTTGCTCACTCGCCGTAGGCATTCCTTGAGGAGTGGGATACTTGCTATTCAGTGCACCGACAAAACCTTGCTCGGACTTATACAGGCTCATGTCCAGAGTAATTTCATGCTGGCCGGTGCCGTCTTGAAGTGTTGCTTTAAATTCCATGCTGGCTCTCCTTAGAGCAGTTCAATAACAATGGCAGTGCCCACGGCACCAGTACCTACAGGTCCAAGTGAAACCACACGAGCTTTGAAAGGCAGGCCCGCTGCTGTAGCTTGAGTAGTAGCACTGACCACACGAATAGTAGTACTCAGTGTTTCTGCTACCTGTACTGCAGCCGGAGCAGCCGCATATACATACTCGCCTACAGCAATCACGCCAGTACCAGGGGTGGCTTGTAGTCCATAAGCAGTAGCGTTTACATAGCCCTTGGTCTGGACTCCACCAATGACATAAGTATCATAAACTCCAGTCTCTACACTGGTACAAATACCTTCAATAGGGTCTGCGGCTGAGAGCAGTCCATAACGCGAGTCGCCTACCAGCTTTACCCCTTTACCGACATCAACATCCGTGAATCGGGTATTAGAAGCCCCTGCACCAAGGCGGGCAGTAATGATGTTCTGCGGGAAAGAACCCGTAGTCGGTGAAATAAGAAACTTTGCCATGTTAATTTACCTTTATTTAGTCCCACGTACAGCATTAATTTGCGCCTGTGTCACATTAGTCATGACATAGGTATCATTCTTTTTTGGCGTATCCGTTGCAGATACTGCAGCTACCCCACCAATCGGAAATTGAGTCTGGAACAGTTCCGAGAACCGAACATGCTCTGCCAATACCTGTTCTGGAGTACTACTCAGTGTAACAGTAGGCGCTGCTTTAAGTGCCACTGCCATATTAGTTACAGACTTAACCGCGATGCTGAGCAACGGGTCAATAGTAGCTTTAAGAGAGTTAACTGATTCTTCCAGCTTGGCAACTTTAATCCCAGACTGCAAAAGTTCAGTATCTTTCTCTTTAATCTGCGACTTAAGAACCAAGACCACACTATCAACTACTGTTTCTGCCTGTGTAGTAACTACCGACTCCGCAACAGCTTCTGGCTTTACTTGATCAGTGGCTACATCAGTACTCAGTGTTTGCTCCTCTTGGTCCGGTTTATCTTGAAGTGCATCAAGAGTCACACCAGATGCCAAGGCCGCAATATCTGCTTCTGTCAAAGCTTTCCTTGCCATACCTTCATCCTCGATTAAGTTGGACGTAGTGCCCAACAACTTAAATTTATTACTGTTGGAATTATCCATTGGTTTCGGTAATGACGCAAGGATTTTTTTACGTAGTCCACCAATTACGGCATCAAATGTGGTAACACCATCTGTCAGGCCAACATCCACGGCTGCTTGTCCGATAAACTCTTGCCCATCTGCCATTGTCTTGTCTGTGTACTCATAAGTACGACCCCGCATCTTAGCTACATGGTCAACGAATACCTCATAATTAGCATCTGCAATCGCTTGAATTTGCGCTTCCGCTTCTTTTGTGAGAGGTTCATTAGGATCAGCCAGGGCCTTGTACTTTCCTGCTCTAATGACCGTGACCGTGATCCCTTCCATAGCATTCTGCTTGGAATATTCCCTGAACGTAGCTTTTACCCCAATACTGCCCACTACCGCAGCCTTACTAGAATAAACCTTGCCAGCAGCACAGCCTAGCCAATAAGCGGCGCTACACATTGTGTCTGCGTAAGTAGTTACAGGTTTAACCTTGGTTGCTTCTCGAATCAAGGTAGCGGTATCTGCACATCCAGATACAGCCCCACCACCAGAATCTATATCCAACAGGATTTGTTTTACTTCAGGGTCCCTTACTGCTGCCAGTACTGCGTCCCGAATCTCTGGATACCCTGTCAATCCGAACCATTCCAAACAAGGGCTATCACTATTCACTAGAGGCCCATGAATAGTGATAGTAGCCAAACCATCTGAAACTTCTAAGAGTCTAGGGTCTTCTTCAGGGTCTTCTGTGTCATCTTCTTGTTGTGGGTAATCCCCAGCCAGAAGCTTCACTTCTGCTGCTAGTGCGGATTCATAGCTTGCCGTCGACCCCGCCCAGCATCGTTCTTCTTTAATATTCATTAAGTTCTCCATCCGGCGAATCGGTTCGGCGGGTTTGAATCAGGCGCAGACGCAGGGTCCATTCCGGTTTCCCACAGCAGCGTGCCATCTGTAGTGTAATCAATCGGCACAATCGCATGGATCATTTGATTGCCGGTAGCTGCGTTGATCAGCAAAATACTGTTTTCTGGGATTTCTTCATCAACCGCAGGAATGACATAAACTTCTTTCCATTCAGCGCTCATTTCCCTTTACCTCCTTCTGGTTTAGGCTTCGGCTTTTTCTCCGGCTTGCCCTCTTTTTTGAGCTTCGCAGAAGTCTTGGTCGTCTCTCCGGCCTTCCGAAAGACATCCGTGCCGTCTGGTTTTGTCTCAACCAATTTTTCTTTCATCGGCGGCACATCGTCTGAAGATACTTCGATTTTCAGGTCTTTGCCAGATTTCCCGCGCATGATCGCTCCTGCCGGGATAGTGTAGTATGGAGCGAATACCGCCAGAATATCATTGCTCATGTCGTAATCGCCTGTAGTTCTGCGTCAGTCATTTTATAGTTGTAGATAGCAACGTCCCCGATATAGCCAAACAAGGTGCTCGCAATGTTGATTGTCGCACCACTACCCCACGACCCGTCGAACGCTCCAGAAGCAGGCGTGGCTCCATTCCCAGTAACTTTTTGCGTCGATCCTCCCCAGGCTACAGCTCTTTTCACCATAGCTCCTGCGGTCATATCATCTAGTCCTGTTTTCAACAGTATGTTTGTACCATCGTAACTACCCCATGAAGTATTTGCTCCTGCGCTATTAATATAGCTATACCCATCTGCGCCGACCGACACCCCATAACGAGTAAGCAGAGACCCTGAAGATTTTAGCAGGACGTAGCAGGTCCCCATGGTAAAATCTATATTACCAGACGTTTGAAAGGTCAATGCGTCTGTATTTCTCGTCACCGTCGCAGTCGTCGTCACAATTGGCGAGCTGGCTACCGACCCAGCCTCGTTTTGTACGCAATCAACCTCAATCGCATCACCACTTGTGGAAATTTTGAATCCAACTGACGGATTGGCGAGCGTTGCAGTGATCTGCACGCGGGAATACGTAGTAGCGTTGAGTTGTGAGGTAATGTCCGTCCAGGTACTGCCACCATCCTGGGTGAATGAGATCTCCCCTGTGCCCGTTTTACGGCGAGCGTATGCGGATGCGCATCTGGCGGCAGAAACAATCCCTGAAGTGGGCTGCAGAATGATCGCGTTTGTTGCAGTAGCAGTCAAAGTCGTGGCAGTATTGGCGATGCCGTCTAGGCCAGTAGCTGTTTTCGCTGCAGTTATATTGGTTTTTGTTGACCATGCAGCATTGCTGAGATCCCTAGACCACAATAATGTGTTAGTCGCCGAAGACTCTTTGCGGAGACGAGTCAGATTCGCAGCAGGGGTTGGAGCACCTTGCCAGTCAGTTGCGAAATATTTAGACCCGTCTACACCAGCACCGTGGTAGGGAGCAGAGAGCACTCCGACTGACACATACTCCGGAATATAGGATGCGTCTCTGCCGGTGACATCGCAAGAAAATAACCTTGTCACTCCAACAGATTTTATGCCGTCTCCAACAAATGTCGCATCGAACGCAGAATCAAGGCTTGAAACAAAGCTAATCAGCACCAAGGATGCTGAAGCCGATGTTTGAATGTTTATTTTCACCCAGCAGTCATATACTCCTGGGCTTACTTGAATAACGCCGGATGCACTGGCAGCACCGATTGCTCTACTGATCCCGTTTACCAAGTCAAAATTAGCGCACCCGTTACTATGGCTGCCTGAGCTCCTAATTTGGACAAATTGAATGTCGACGTAACTGAGCCTGACCCTGTGAAATATTACCTGTCCGGCCACCGCCGCGTATGCGGCAGAAAAAAACCTTTGAAGGCTAGTACTGTTACCGCAAACAACAGTACTAGCCGTTGGTGCTGTGCAATTGCTTTTAGTCCAAGCTGCGGTCGATACGTCTTCAGATGCCGCGACTAAATTTGTCACCAGCCGTGCCCCGCCAAACTCCGCGCAGCCGCTAGGAATTTGACGCAGCAAACCAATGTCATTGAATCGCCATGCTGCCGTCGCACGCGACAACGTAGGGCCGCCTGTTCCCACCTCGGGGACCGCTGAAGTTTTCAGCGACGCATAAAATGTCTGCCCTGTAACAGGCAAGCTGGAACCACCAGAATTATTGAACAGGAGATTGCACAACCACGGATTCATTAGAACACCGCCCATTCGTTAGACTTCGTAGGAATTCTGCAAATACCTTTGAATCCATACTGAGCAGGGGTAGAGAGATCGCCTCTAATGTTGACTCCAGATCCGGCTGCAAATGTAACTGAACCTGCCCCATCCCGGTACACCACAATTGACGCTGCCCCGCTCCATCCTACTGTAGCATCAGAATCAATGGTAATTACAATGGCACTAGACGAGTTACATACTAGGAGATCACCCACATCATCCAGCGTGGCTGATCTAGAAGCTGCCACTGAAGAACTCAGTTCAGCCTGAATAGCTCCAATCGTGTCCACACTGGCAATCGCTACACGCCTACTACCGGCTTCATAGCCGATACTTCTCTTATCATTTGTCTCAATATTAAATTGAGGTTGTCCACGTACAAGTGCCATTATGATTTCCTAATGTTTGGGTCCTTACCTTGGCCCATATAGTTTATACCCCAACCAGCATACTGATTACTCTTTGCAGATTTTCCATGTATTGCTGACTCACCAAATCTTACCACAGACCCTAACAAACCTTTGAAATAAGCTGCTACATCAAAACTACTTTGCTTATTGTCTATGTACATGGATTACTCCAGATAATAAGATTTTACTAAAGCCTGTCTGCTTTCTTGTCTAGCTTATCCTCGATCTTATCAAGCTTTGCAAACAACGCCTTCACGCTTGATTCGAGGTCTTCTCTCTTAACGTAGTTTCCTGCTACCAGCAACTGCACTTCACTTAACTTAGAGGCAAGCTCTACATCTGCCTTCTGCAACTCCCTTAAACCTTCCCATACTACTTTAAGGATAAAGGCTAGAGCTGCTCCAAATCCACCAATTATTGCATTTATGATTGTTTGATCCATTATAGCTTCTAGTATTTTCATTGGTTATTATATAAGAGCTAATTCTACTCATACTGACCACTTATAGGATCAGACTCAGCCTTCCTATTCTGACCACGGCCTGTAGTAGGTGTGGTCGGTGCTAAGTTTTGATTTAATGTGCTCCCGCTATTTGTCGGATTACTGGTTGAAACCTGGGCATTAGGCTGCTTAAACATCGTACCTGAAAGGGGTTTCATACCAGGAGGGGCAAGTGAACCTGTTAGTTGCAGGCACGCTTCATCATCGGAAATCAACCCTAAGCTCAATTGTTCTAAGACAATCATCTGCTTAGTTTGTTTAAATGCGAGCAGTTCATTATCTGGCCTTAGATCAATTGGGTCAAATGTAAATTCCACGACCACATCAAACCCAAATAGTCTTGCGGAAAGTGTTAACGCCCTACTCCAGAATTCCTCAATAGGTGCCTTTACCGCTCCTGTGCATGAACGCATGAACAGCATGATTTCACTGGATGCGATATTACTTGATCCAGAAGCGAATCCAAGTACTGTACCGTTCGTCTTACTCCCTGTGCTAAGACGAGCATTCGCCATATCCTGTAAGACTGTATACTCCGCAGATAGTCCGGCATTGCTTGCATTCTCTACTTCAAACTCCAGTGAATCTAGATAAACCAATGCATCTTCAGGAGATAGAGAATTGATTTTTGTTTCTATAGACGAAGTGATAGCATTCAGTTCTTGTACTGCTAACTGATTATCTACCTGAGCTTCAGGGGTCAGGAACTTCCTTACTTGTGCTTCATTTATCCTTACTTTTTGTCTTGGATGAATTACCTTTCCTACAATTCTAGTAATATCATTCGCAAATTGTTCAGAGTAGATTACTGGCTTGATCGCACTCTCTATAGGACTAGCACTATAAGCTTCAAGTAAGTCTTGATCTAGTACGACATAAATAAATGTCGGGTAATCTAATGAGATTTTCTCGCTGCCAATGTATTGCCACGGAACTAGAGTCTTATCAGGTGATGCTACAAATTTTACTTGTGTAGTACTAATGGGTTGAATTCTTTTTGGAAGTCTATCTTTGCCCAGGACCACTTCTCCAGCCGCACTACCATAATGGATTAGTTCACGAGCTAGGGATTCGCTAGTAGCTCGAATAGACTGTGGCCCTGTAAACCCATCCGTAGCATAATCAGGGAGAAGATTGAATCGGGTAATTAGTTGCTGAATGAGCAGGGTTGCTTCTCTATTAAAGGTATTGTCTGGATTTTTGGCTACTGCCATGAATTTCTGTGGAAGTCCCAGCCTCACATACGCCCACACAGCAGCAGACAAGTCCGGGGATGCAGCTACAAAAGACCGAATAATCGACCAGGTATCTTGACCATTACGCAGAGTAGTCGTATCTGTGCTAGCAAGGCGTCTATCTGACTTTATCAGGGTGGCGCTAGATGGGGTCGTAGTTTTGAGATAACTAGGCCATGTCTGAGAGCCAGGGCGCACCTTGGGCGGTACTACTGCTGGCAATTGGGTTGCCCCAAAGAATTCGATAAGGCTGTCTAAACTATTAAACACTGTAGAACCTTAATCCATGATTCATTTTATTTTACCGTATCCTTATTTAGGTAACAAGAGTAAGCTGTCAAATAGTACTACACTGCTTACTATTATGACCTATACTGCTTACATTAAGGTACTCTTCTAGTTATATCAGTTAGCTTCTGCAACTTGTTTTACTTTAAAGCTGTGAATCATCGGTAACGTACCACCCCCTGCCCCTGTAACTGTACCTATCATGAATTTAGCAAGGTAGGCATAACTGGTAGAGTACCAGAAGTGATCCTGTCCTTGTTCAGATTTAACCCACTTAAACTTCATAGCTTGCTGTTTAGTACTCCAATCCTTTACCCTTCTCATATCTGTACAATGACTCACAAATACTGAGTCTAGCTGACAACTTACCTTAGAGAAGTCCCCTGATCGAATAAAATCCATCAGAGCGTCAAATGTTCTATCTTTTGATACATTAAGTTGTCTCATTTCTTGAGTACCACTCTCAGGGGCTTGATCTGCCTTGTGCACTGTGTATAAATGTACTCCGCTAGACTCTGTGTATACACACGCCCATAGGTTCATATCCTCAGCTTGTAGTGCCATTACCATATCTGTATATGGTAATGAGTCTATAACTGCTGCTCTTACCCTATACTGCGCTCTTAGCTCCCTATATCGTATCTTAAGCTGTGCTAATGGTACTTCCTCAATATGGACCACTTGCATAGCCCCGTCAAAAGAACACCTTGCTATAGTAATATGGCAGGTCTTGCCCAGGTCCACTCCCATTACTGTAAAAGCTGATCCTTCATGGTAACTATTTACAATCACTCCTTGTATTTCATCAGGGGAGAGTACTGACTCCCTAGAGAAGTGAGGTAATCCAAGGTTAAAGTTAATGAATTCTCCTATATTTGTATAGGACGTGCTTGCTTCTATCAGGTAGCTTGGGGTAATAAGGTTCGGACAGTCAAACGGACTTACTTGAAACCCATCCGCTACATGATTCTCATCCTTATTCTCACACACCCACTCCCTATATTTAGGGGCTAGGTTAGGCTTCTTGCCACATTTAGGGCACTCTACATAAGCCTCTGTATGATTTATGGTATGTATTCTTGTCTTGGTGATGTCTCTCAAGTCTCCAGAATATCCAGGGATTTTTACATGATCATAGTAATCAGGGATAAAGTAATGATTGCAATGATTACACTTAGTAAAGTTAAAATGCCTCTTAGACTGCATGAATGCACTATCAATCCCCTTTCCTGGTATAGTGGGTGTGGACAACTTCAGTCTCATCTTATAGAGCGAGTGAGTTAGTCGAGACTGGTATTGACTGATTACCAACGGATCACTGAAATCCAACTCATCGTGTACTAGGAAGTCAGTTGGAATACTGATAGGTGCATTACTGGATGCTGCACCTTTCATATATAGGAATGACCCAGCCCCAAATTGCTTCACTTCAACACTATCTGTCCCTGTCAACATCCCTTTAAGATATGCTGATTCCTCAATTACTGGATTTACGCGGGTTCTAACAAGGACCGATGCTAGTGTAGCTGTAGGTAGCGTATATACTACTGTGAACTCTTTAATCATTCCGCACAGAGCAAGGGCTTTTCTAATCGCTAGCTCTGATATGCCTACCTGACTACACTTTCTAATGACACATTCCCTAGCCGTACTGTCTAATATACGTGGTTGATACTCATGATTCTTATAGGAGAAATTCCGACCATTAATGGTCGTGTTACTACTAATCCATTTAGATACCTCTGTTAGGGCTGTGGCTTGTGAAGCCCCCGCCCTTAATCTTAATAGGTGATTTTTAAATGTAACTTCCTGAATTTTATTCATATTAGGTTATTCCATCAACCCAGCTTTTCTAGCCTTCAACTCATACTCTTCAAAAAACTCTTCCTTAAACGGATCAGGTTGAGATTTGATCACATCTATGAGAGTTGACTCCATTAGGTTCAGGGTTTGCTGCAGTCTCAGGTCATCTTGTAACTTCACCAATTGTCCTAATGTGGCTACTAACGTGTTTGCTACTTGTGCTTTTTGATTTACTGCTACTTCTGTATCTAACAGGCAGGTGTCCATGAGTCTTTTTGTTTTTTCGTATTGCTCCATTAGCTCACTTTCTAGATTTAGCTCCTTAACTGCTCTAGGCCCCGGCTGTGGAAGTAGGCTCTCCACTAATCTCAACAATTGCTGTAATTGTTGCTCTGGCATGGCCTTTAGTTGATCCTCCAGGCTCAATGCCCTAGACTCTGGAGCTTTTAACTTTGCTAGTTTAGACTCGTCAATCATCCGTAATTCCACTCTTTAATGTAAATTGATACGTTAGAGGAAGGGTTTAGTATTGCTTTTCTTATCTGCTCACGGAATTGTGACCATTTAGGGTTTTTCTTGTATGTGCCTACTAAGTGTACATCGCAATCTGTCAATTCTCCTGTCTCTACTACTTCAAATAAGCAATTCGCTATTCTGTACAGGCCTTCCTGCTCTTTTGTACCTCCAAATACTATTGTTTTCATAGTAAGTCTTCCAATACTATAACTCTTACTCTAAACAAATTGGCTCTTTTCCTTATAACTGATTGTACTTCGGGCCACAATTTGTTTGATTCCCAATCTCCAGATAGATATACCGTTAAATCCCCTGTATCAGGAATATCTGATAGGTCGTTTATTCTTTTAAAACACTTATAGGAACTGGTTACTTCTCCAAACAGTAAGTTTTCCATGTCATACCTTTTTCTGAATTGGTCCAGGGGCGTATCCATACTTACTTCTGATTCCGTGCATCGTATACTTTGTTACTGTCAGCCTTGTACAAGCTGTTTCTAGGTTTATCCTACCTTGGTCTAGTTGCTCAAGTGTAGTGTACAGGGTAGGTAACTCATCCTTCCAATACCGCAAGATGCTCTCTATTGATTTATGGGTAGCTCCTGTGGATTCTACTGCTTTATCTACCGTAATAACTCCTACGTACACATCCAGGGCTGCTTTTAATACCGATCTTGGTTTTTTCACTACTGTAACCTTGTTATTCAGTTCTGAACCTGTCAGGGGCTGTAGAGAAAGAACGTCAAGTCCGTAATATTTCGCTATCTTTATTAGGTGATGAGCAGGGATTCTATCTACTCTGATCCATTTGTACACCGCTCCAGAGGACACTTTTAAGTGTCTTGCCAGGGGTGCTACTGATTTTATGAGTTCTCTTACGGTCATCTTACTCCTCCTTGAATGAGTGTGTAGTTTAACAGATTTGTGCGTGGTTTTTATTTTTGTTTGACCAGGGGCGTATAGCAATCATGAGTTTGGAGAGCGGTTTGGTGTTGGAGTTTGATATTGAAAGTTTGATATTGAAAGTTTTGGTATTGAAAGTTTTGGT